AAAATAACTCGCTAATTGAATATGACAGCAAGGGAACACCTAAATCTGTTATCAAGCGTGTGTTTTCTGGAATAAATAGTTCGTTTGGAGATAGCGTTGCTGAGTTTCTTCAGACGCACAGACTTGCGCAGTTGACTAATGACTTCTACACAATAAACGCAAGGTTGTTGTCTGGTGGATTTGATCCAACCAAATTTACAACCAACTCAAACATTCGTGGCGCTGAAGCATTTATTCACATGGTTTATCCAGAGTCTAATGACGTAAGCCGTAATGTCGTCAACATGGTATTGCACCTCAATAGAACTTCTAATGTAGGTCGCAACGCTTATGCATTAGCACATGAAGTGACACATGGCTTATATCACACAATGCCTTGGATGGAAAAATACAAGCTGGCAAATAACGCGTTAGCTTGGGCATCCAAAAATTACACAAAGCTTGTACAAGGTAAGGAAGCTGCAATCCAACGTGCATACTCGGCACTAAAAAAAGAAAAGCTTCTTGTTGATGCACAAAAAGAAACATTGTCATCTGATGAATTTAAAATGCGGTATGAGGTAGATATTGCAGATCGAAACAGCGTTACGTTTACAGACCCTGTAATTAACGAGATTGTTGTTTCTTATCTCACAAACATGGCACTGTCATCTCCTCAAGTATTTGCAGGTTCAGACAACTATGCGTACGGCGCAGCCGCATCTGCTGTTTTCCGTAGTATTGGAAATAGACTAGGCGCAGCAATTCGCTTTATGAATGAAAGCATAGACTATGGCGCTGTTGATGTTCAGCGAGGCAAGGTTCTTTCCAGATGGACATTAAGTGGAGACACGTTCTATAGTAAAGATTCTTCAAATGTTGTGTCTCACACTCCTCTTGATAAGGGTTGGGTTGTGCGTTTAGCCGTGGGTGATGAAGTTGAGTTGGCAAAATATTTAACCCCTCTTACTGCAAAGGATGGCGTGTATCTAAGTGCTGGTTCTTTAACGGGGTCTAGTCGTATAGATATAGCAGGAACAAGGTTTGCTTCTATATTCAACAGAGCATTTGGTAAAAACTATCGGGATGTAAGCGTTGAAATTGAAGACATGGTTTATGCTCCACCTAGTGGAGACCAAGATGCAGTGCGTGGAACATATGTTATGTTGTCAAGCCCAACAAAACAAAATGAGTTTTCTAAGTTCCAAAATATAAACTACGTCAAGGTAGATCAGGTTGTTGATACTGGTGTTGCTCTTAAATACAAGGTACGCGAGAACGGGCAGATGGTTACTAAGTCTGTCAACTTTAATAAAGGTGACTTAGCTTATGTAGTTAAGATGGATAGCTTTAACCCTAAGACTAAAAAGTATGAGTCCTACAGATTTTTGATGCGAGCTGATGCAATCAACAGTTTTGGAGCACGTGTATCTGGTTATAGTAACGCAGCATTCTCTAAGCAATCCGCTGCAGTACTATACAAATTGTATGGTGGAACAAAACAGGCTGTACAGACTTTGTCCAGAGCATCTAGTTTTGATCAAGTCGCTACTGCTGAATCAATGCTGGCAGCTAGTATAAATTCAGATGTAGTAGATACTGAAAATATTCTTGGCACAATGCCACGTGGTACTCAAGAAGGATTTAATCCTGAAGACTTTGATGATCCAGCAGTTATTAAGTCTCGCGTAAATGCTCGTCCTCAAATTTATAAGGATGGCATACAGAATGAAATGGAATGGGCTGCATCACTTGATGAAGGCCTAAAGGATAGTCAAGGAAAACCAGAGTCTGTCATTCCAACATTTATTGGAATGCAAGAAACATTCAACAATATTAGGCTTGCAATGTTTGGTGGTAGTGCAGATGGATTTGCTCAATCTTCTGGTGAAAATAAAACCAATGCTACTTTCTATGGTCGCAAAGATAGCAATGGATATCTTTCAACACCTGAAATCTTTTTGGTTGGTGATGCACGTACAGATCCAAAAATTGGTTTACGTCAATCTGTTGCTAGCGACTTGTTAATATTAGCTGAAGGATCTGATGGGGCTAACCCAACTGTAGCATTGGCCACTCTTGCTAAGATTGCACGAGAAGCTCCCGGCATACAAGCATTTATTAAAGGTTTAAAAGCAGTTGGAATAGATGAAGCTAGTATTGACGCATTGACTCAAGCCCGTCTTATTGGAAAGCGTCAATTTACAGTTATTGATAGCCTTGGCGTTATAAAGGAATTATTATCAAATAATCTACCGTTTGGTTATACCGAAAATGTCAACGGGCCAATTAATGGCAAGCCTATTTATGATTATCTTTCGCAATTAACTTCAGGTGATAATTTAAATCTGGCAAATGTAAGAAATCAAAACATAATCTTGTCTCATGTAATGAAGCGATTCTTAGACCTGCATGATGAATTTAAGATTACTTCTATGACAGAGCTTCTTACTAAACTAAGTGATCCACTTGGTAAAGACTCGACTGTGTATCGACAGTTTGTATCGTTTGCTCAGAGAATGAATGCCGATGCAGCATTCAGGGCACGAGCTTTACGTGAATGGAGAAACTACGATTTAGTAGACGTAATACAAGCACGAGGTAAAACTCCATGGCTTGTTATCACCGAGACAACTGATGCAACATTGTCGGCAGAGCAAAGAGCTGCGCTCGCTACAGTAAAGAAACCGGAAGGCCTAAAGCCATTCTATGCAGTCAATCCAGATGACGGTCGTGTTGTCCTTGCCGAACGAAATGAGAAGACTGGTGCGTGGCAGTTTAGAGACACGTCTTTAGAGAACACTGCTAATGAAGGCACTAGCTTATACAAAGCAACTGCAATGATGTCTGATAGAGAAGGTAAGGCTAAATTGTCAGTTGATGAAAAACTATTTGGTGTGGCAGTTGAGACTGGAACAAATGAGCGCACTGGAGAAAAATCATACACTTATCCAAATGAAGTTTATGTTTATCTATCTCCTCAGATTGCTATGAAGCAAGGTTCCGTGTTGCCTCCGAAGTTATTTGATAAAGACAATCTTCTTGTTGCTGGTTCAGAGTCATTGCAAGTATTGACTGCAGCTATGCAACAAGCCCGTGATCCAAGTGTGCCCGGCAAGACTCAAGTAATTACAATCGCTTTGCCACATAGGAATGCATATTTAAATGGCAAGGTTGACATGACTTCAAAGTTTCAAAACTTAAATGGATTGCTTCAAGCATTTAAGAATCCTGTACCGGGTGAATTAGTCACACTCCGCACACTTGAAGTCCTATGGGATGAAACAGAAAGTGCTTGGCGTATTCGAGATCGAGGCATTCCATTTACGGAAGATATTCCTCAAGGACGCAAGTTAGGTCTTGGCTCATTACTTGAACAGGATAAGTCACAGATCTTAGGCATATCATTACCTGAAGTTCATATATCTAAGATTCTTGCAGAAAAAGCTCTAGCTACAGATTCTCCGTTAGCTGAAAAACTTAAGGGTGTAACTGGTTCTGGACGCAAGGATAAGAATGGTAACCCGATTGTTACAGGCAGATCTATCGCATCCAAGCTAGCAGATTCAGATGAAACGTGGGGATTAACTTTATTTTCAAATGGTTTCAGCCAACGCGACATAGATACTTTGCGTGGTGTAAACACACAAGAAGATATTGCTGATGAAGTGCGAAAGGCAATGCGTCCTGACCCAGAATTAGATATGACTAAAATCCTTGAGGAAGACAATACACTTCCGGAAGGACAGATGCAAATATCAGTGGATGAAAAGGGATTGCGTTGGATTAAAGCGCAAAAGGTTGCAGCTGATGGAATACGAATTGGAGCAATAGGAGTTGAAAAAATCTTACTTGAAGCTGACTCATTAATTCGTATTGCCAAGTTATCACGCGACTTATCTGCAATGGCTAACCAGAGTTACCTTCTTGCAAATCCAGTAGGCGACATCATGGCGCTTGCTCGTGGCAATAGGCCTCCGATGCTTACCTCTGTCCTGCTCAGCCTTCCTGCTATGGCGCCAAACCTGCCAAGCTTTAAGCAATCGGTATCTAATCCACGTCATGCTCTAGCACAGTTTGGTGACACAGCACTTGGCGACAAGATGGTTCACTTAGCCATTGATCGTGTGCTTGGCTTTATGCCTGACCTAACAATTGAAGACATGCAAGCATACGGATTGAACCTTGAGTATCTTAAGCATTACAACTTATTTAAAGATGCGCTTGCTGACAATCCTAGTATCCGAAAGGAGGATATACCATTAAACGCAAAGTTTGATGACATGCTGGGTGAAGGTCACATCACCGCTATCTTTAAAAAGATCACACCAACACTTAGTGCATTTGAGAGAACAAACGTTTTGTATCGTGATCTTGCAAAAATTATGGCGTTCCAAGATGAATACAGCAGAGTAATAAACACTGGTCGCCCTGAAGGATTTAGGGGGACGGATGCTGATTTCCAAACTCAATTACTTGAGGATGTTGCGTGGTCTGTTAACTTCTTAGGTGGTAATGACCAAGGAGAATTTAGTAACAGCAAGAACCTTAACGCTGTTCAATCTAAGTTCTCTAAGCTGTTTATGTCTGCTCCTTATACTAAGACTAGGACGGTGCTCACACCATTTGTTGGTCATATACTTTATGCTGGCAAGCAACTTGCAAATAAGTCTCTTGAAAAGTCTGGATCAAAGGTTCGCATCAGTACTAGAACTGAGGAAAGAGTATTACCCGGCCTTGGCTCAGATGAATTTTTACCATATGCAAAACGATACATTAATCGCAAGGTTGCACAAGGTTGGACATCATCTATAGTTGGTCCGTTGGGTTGGCGTTTACTTAAGTTATTGGCTTACGGATCTGCAATCGGTACAGTTGTTGAAGCTTCTGAAGATAAGCCTGATAAATTTAAGTTTATTGCTGACACTATAAAAGATGGTTTAGCTGGCATGATGACGTTTGAGCACAATGGCAAGACATACTCAACGTCGATGCCGGGTGCTCTTGGACGTATGACTCGTCAAGGTCTACGCCCACTTAGACCAACTGATACTAACATTGCAAATATGGGGCAATTCTATTTCAGGCAGTACTTTGAGAATGCAATCAGTCCTATCTTAGGGCTAATGAAAACTGCTACATCTGGAAAGGATTACAACAATCGAGCTTCATTTGAAAACAGTTTAGGTTATCGTGAGTTGCGCAAAAGATTGCTTGAGAACTACAGAGACACTCCATTGATTGGAGCTATTTTAAAGATGTCTCCGCAGGAAATGTCTCGCTTTGCAACTGAAATCTTCTTTACTATTAACGAGTTATCTCAAATGGAAGCCATTGAAGATGATATTGATTTGCAAAGAATGAGAAGCGGTGAGGATCTGTATTCATTAGAAAAAGAAAATTTTGATACTCTCCCATTCTTATCTTTAAGCAATATGATCGGCCTTAACTTGGAGGCTACGGACCAGATAGAAAAGGACTTCTTAGAAGCACGTTCAGGCAACAAGACAAATAGGACTAAGCTAAAAGAAATGAGAGCAAGCACACGATACCGAAACTTCTATGACACGTTACGTGACTCTGGTATATCTGGTGTTATGTCTGGATACGCTGAAGGTGGGGCAGAGAAGTAATGAGTAAACAATTGTTTGTAGATATTGCGCAAAAATATATTGGTGTAAAAGAAGAGCCAATGGGTAGCAACTGCGGTCCAATGATTGATCGTTGGAACATGTCTGTCAATGCGCCACTAGGTAGCTTTTGGTGCGCGTCATTTGTGAGCGGTGTTGCTCTTGAATGGGAATATAAGTCAGGTTTAGACTGGCCTATATGTTTTAGTGCAGACTGTGATGTCTGGCTTGCTGTTGCTAAGAAGCACGGTATATTGCACAAGTCTCCTCAAATTGGAGACTTGATGTTGCTAGTAAAGACACTTCCTAATGGAAGGCAGGATGCATTTCATATCGGTATCGTTGAAGGGCAAGACGAAAATGGTATTTGGAAATCTATTGAGGGCAATAGCAACGATGATGGTAGCCGCAATGGTTATGAGGTTGCACACAGATCTATATATGGTAATCGCAGAAAAGAACTAGTCTATTTCATTCGCCCATGGTCTCTCGTCCAATCTAGTGGCGACTGGAAAATAGTGTATGGAGATAAGCACATTGTTCCGCTACTTCAAAACGGACGCACGTATGCGCCTATCCGCGACTTTGTTCGGCTTGTTTATGGGACTGATGCTGCACTATCTTGGGAAGATGGGCCAGTGTTCAATGGTGAGCCACTGGCCATTCAATGTATTTTACGCAACGGTAAATCGTATGCATCAATCCGAGATATTACTCGTAGTCTCAATATTGATTTTGTCGTCAATGATGAGCACAAGAAAGTCTATCTAAAGGTCCCAAGCTCCTAAATGAAACTCATTGAAACGTGCGTACTGTGGTTCAAACTCAAGTAGGGAAACCCCGGTACGCCCGTTTCTATTCTTTGCAGTAATGATCTCCGCTTTGTCTGCTGATTCATCAGCAGTGGCTGCTTCCTTCTTCTCGTAATAACCAGCCCTGTAAATAAACTGAATGACATCTGCATCTGATTCGATATCGCCAGACTCTCTAAGGTCTGACATCATTGGTCGTTTATCTTGCCGTTGCTCTACTGCACGTGACAGACTAGACAAGGCGATGACAGGGCAATTGAACTCTCTAGTTATGTCCTTTAGCCCACGACTGATAACACCAATGTCTCTTGTTCTGTTCTCTGACTTAACATTAGATGGCATTGAAATCATCTGTAAGTAATCAACTACAACGAGTCCTATCTTGCACGTCTTCCTCATGCCATTGATTGATTCTCGTATGGATTGTAATGTTACAGTCTGATCTGCCATGACTCGGATGTTCAATGTCTTGGCAACACGCATTGCATCAGCCAGCAAGTCCTTCTCGTGAGATGACAACTTCCTTGACTGTATCTTCTGGCTATCCACCTTACTGTGTATGCTGAGCATACGGGCTGTGACCATAGACTTAGACATCTCTGCGCTTACGATCAGCACTCCTGCCTTCTCATCCATTGTTCGCAGTTGCATCGCTGCGTTCCATGCGTACTGCAAGCCGAGACTAGACTTACCCATCGATGGTCGTCCACCAAGAATAATAAGCTCTCCGTCTCTCCAGCCTCCTGTTAGTGAGTCAACTTCTGTAAAGCCACTAGTGATTGTGCTATCAATCTCATCTGACTCTCTAGCCATTGCAGTAGTAGCTATGTCAGAAATTAATTTAGACAAATCGTCTGTTATGCTTCCGGAATCAGTGAACGCAACAGAGTTATTTAATTCTGTAACAATCAACTCTATGGCATCGTCTCCGTTTGATGCCCTCTTGCTTGCATACTCAGACGCAAAGATAATCTCTCGTCGTCTGTGATATTCGGTGACAAGTCGTGCGTATGATTCATAGTTACTTGTTGTCGGCAACAAGTCAGCGCACTGCATAATGTAAGCAAGTCCACCGCATGACTCTAATGCATTACGCTTTGTCAGTTCTTCATTCAGAGTAACAATATCAATCTCTTTGTTAGCGTTATCAATCTCTTGATAGGCCTCCCAAATCATGCTGTGTGACACACGATAGAACATTGACTTAGTGATGTAACCAAGCGACTTGAATAACCTGTTGCCTCCAAGAAGGACAGATGCTATGAGCGATTGCTCACTCATAACATCCGATGGGATTTCGATATTGAAGCCTAAGCTCCTATTCTGCGCGTTGCTCATCTGCGTGTTCCGTAATCCTTATCAATAAAACGTCATTGATTACTTCCTGTAGTTGCTGACCCTTGACTGGTGGCTCTATCCTCCATGCTTTCAATCCACCAGTCTTACCAACCACCATCTGAATGGTTGGATGCAACCTGTGTGATGGAGTACCAAGGCGTATAGCATCAGCGATTTCATGCGTAACTGACTGCGGTGGAAAGTCGCCGTACTTTGTAATCGCTACAGCCAATAAAACTTCTGATGGAGTTGGGCGAAACTTAGCTCGTGCTAAAATCCGCTTAGCCCCATTCTTGATGTCTTCATCGCTAATTCCTGCAATAGCAACACGGTAAACAGTCTCGCTCGTGTCACTCCACTGAATACTACTAGGAAGCTGTGATAGCACAGCCATTAACTTATCCGTTGTCGTCATCAAACCACCCCTCTGCATTTACTAATAAACCAGTAGAAACATTAATTGGTTTTCCAAACAATGGATTTGCATGCGAATCCCAATGTTTCCACAGCGAACGAACCGTAACCATATCTTGGTTCGTCCACTTCTTCAACAGCAACAAGGTGCGTTGCTCCACATCTTGTTGTGTTATCCCAGCCTTGTGCATCTGCCAGATTGTCAAGCGAACGTCTTTCCATTCCTTGTCAGTGATCGGTGCTTCAGGAACAAACCCATAACGTGCTTGCTTAAAAGTCTTATATAGCGGATATGCTGGATCCTCTTCTTTAGCTTTCTCTGTCTTAGTTGAACCAGCAGTTACAACAGTGCGCTCGCTAGCATGGTCAATCGAATCAGGAAACAACTTGTATCCATTGCTACTTGTTCTCCCGCTTGGGGAAGTTCTAGGATTGATTGCAAGGATACGCTTATCGTTTATCCTCATGCCGGTCAGATAATGCAATGCAGTCTTGACTGTAGTCTCTGATAATCCAGTGCATTCTACGAGTCGCTTGACACTAGGCCAGCAGTATCCATTGTTATCAACGTGCATGACTATTGCCATGAATACAACAAACCCTGACGGGGTAAATGAAGCGATGTGGTCAACTAAAAGGCGGTCAATTTGAACAAAGCCAGACGAACGCTCACCTGACAAGCCAAACGACTTGCCATTGAATACAGTAATCATTTGTTACCTCTAGTTATTGTGTGGGCATTCAGCGCAATATCTTTGCACTGATTCAGTCTTAGTTTCTATTGCGTCACAAAGTGCATTGAGTCCATCTTTGTATGAGCTAATCATTTCCAATGCTTTGTTGGCATCATCCACTGTCCAGCCCGGAGGAATCGACACGGCTTTAGGTTGCTTTTTTTCTTCTGGCTCACCTTGTACTTCAGCGAGTAAATCAGAAGCACTAATACCACGCGCTTTTGCAGACAACAAAAGTGATTGCTGTTCAGAAGCTGAACAGGTTGCAACAGCTCTGTGGTGAGACCACGTTAATCCACTGACTCGGTTATCAAGTGGAACGCTTTTACTGACCCATGTCCAGTTAGCTAGTGATTGATACGCAAATCCTGTAGCGTCGATTGCATTTGAATATTTCTCGCCATACTTTGACATCCCATAATTCAGAGCATCTCCGATAGCAAATTGAAATGCAGTCTCTAATCGCCCAAGTGTCTGCATCAACCGATACCATTCATCATATTCAAGATCACTACTAAAAGACATTCCGACTTCAGATATGTTGACAGAGTTGGAAATGCTATTGATATAAACTAGTTGGTCACTCATTCTCATTCCTTGTTAGGAGTAAAAGGACCACGGTGTTGATGTCCGTGGTCCTTCATTTGGTAGTTGTTTTCTCCGTGTTGATATAGTTTACGGAGCAGTCAATCTTACTGTTCAGTCTCGGTTGCTGTCAATGACTTTATGCTAAAGTTTTCAGTAGCTTCTGTCATACTAAACAACTCAGGGTATTCATCAATAAGTGTGAGTTGTACTTCTTTAGGTATCTTGCTCTTGTAAACTTTAGTTTCTATCTTGATTGCATCAAGCGATAGCGGAATGACAAGCGCTGCTTTTTCTTCATCAAGTATTGAAAACGTTGGCGATGATGTGCGCCAAGATACTTGGCCCCACGGACACTTCCACGTTTTTGATTTGCCAGTGAGTTGTTGTTTAGCGTAGTTTGCAATCTGTGCGCCATACTTAGCCTGAATCCACTGTACTTTACGTTCTTTATCTTTGACCATAGATTTACAGCGTTCTACAACAGATTGCATTGCAAGTTGTTGAGCCTTAAGTTCTGTCTCATACTCCAACAACTTTTGCATAGCAAGAAGAACATTAGCTTCTGTTGTCAGTTCATCTCCTAGCCAGCCGCCAACTGGACCAGCGTACTCGCCAGTTTCTATTTCATAATAACTATCGTCGATAATATCGAACTTGCTTAGATCCATCTTACTCCTCCTCTGCTAAGAACACCGACTCTGCTTCTTCCGGTGTGTTGAATCCCATCAATACTTCAATCACTAGCTTGAGGTTCTCGTCGCTAGTGTTGTTGTGTCCTGCTAGTTTAAAGAAAACACGCTTCATGTCATTGGGTGTAATGTTAGCGCCCCAAATACGCTTACACTCAAAGGCAAACTGTTTACCCGGCGTTAGCGCTGCTTTTACTGGTTGTGGTGTATCTACAATACGCATGTCACCAGCTGGAGTAATTGGTTCTTCTAACTCTTGAGCAAACAATGTTCCATAGCCACACAATGCAAGAGCACGACCAATAGATCCGGTCTCTGCCTTCTCGCGATAATCAGCAAAGTGTTTTTCGTGTTCTGTCTTGTGTCCTTTTGCAATCAGTTTGCCTTCATCATCTAGGATTTCAGCAGCAAAGGTACAGTAGTCTGTGCCCGAAAGATCGGGCACAGGATATGTATTAATCGTCCAGTCTACATGGTCTTCTCTGAACCAAGCAATGCGAGCTGCGACTGGTAAGTATTGCTTGCCTTTGAGGTTGATAAAGTGGTCTCGTGGGTTAAACATTTTTTTCTTTCTCTTTCTGGATTTGCATTTCCCGATATGCTGCACTGTTCTTGATACTGATTACCAAGTCTAATACATTATCGAAATAGATAGCGGTTTTGTGACGTTTCCAAAACCTATACAGGTCGCTACCAACAACCTCGTGTGTCCCATTGTAAATACCAAGGGCTATATCTTGGCTGATCTGTATGATCTGAGCAACTAAGTCATCATACGAACCAGCAACCAGCGGATGTCCTTGATGCAGGAAGATTGAAGAGTCATCACCGGGAACCATTCGTACATACAAGACACCTTGATGAACGGATGGATATACTGGACCACTTGGGAATGCAAGTAACGTACTTGCCATGTCGTCGTTACAGCCAAGTACTAACAGTCTGTGCCCTCGATATACAACTGAACGCCATGTCCGCATGATCTGCACAAGAGGTATCTTGGTGTACGTTTGTGGAACAATTGGTATCGAGTACTTGCCCATGTCATCAATGATGTCTTGCTCACTGTCACCAATGAATAGATACTTCCAGTAAGCATTAGTCAGAATGGCGTATTGATCTGACTCATTGACTTCTACAACACCAACGTAGAACGTATCGCAATGATTCTGCTTGAACACATAGTCAGTGTTTTCTAAACTACAAACTTCAAAATCCATTTATATCAATAACCTTTTTAAGTTGATCAACCTTTGATTCGTTGTTCATGTGCATCTCAATGGTCAGTATTGCTCGCAACACTGACCCAACAGATCTGCAAATGTGTGTGTATCCTAGTTCATTAATTGTTTTCTGTGTATCTCTTACAGCTCCTTTCTCTGTCTTTAGTTCAATAGCCACAGCTACGCTACGTGGCCATTGCTTTGAATGGATGTACAAATCAGGAAGGCCGGGTGAGTTGCCCTGCCATCCTGTTGCATATTGTTTTGCACCACATGCCTTGCACTTTTGTTGTGACCTTGCCTTACCTGTTTCAAAAACATGGTAACCAAGATTTGTCAATACCGTGAAGACTTGCTTCTGTAAGTCCTTCTCGCTTATTTGTACAGCCATATAATTAATAGATACCCAAAGACCTTTATCGCTAAACTTGCAAGTGCGGCTATTGATCTATTGATTCCGTATGCCAGCTGGCAACTTTCGCACCCGCATTTGTAGAGGGGTTTTGGATTCAATATATCTGCCACGCCTATTACACAAATTGTATAGCTGTCGTGAGTACTTTTTGATTCTTTGCATTTCATCTGTTTGATTCTCCAATGTAAGAGCACCGTAAAAGATGCCGTAGTTAGGAGATCTTATACACATCTCTACAAGGTTTTTATCTGCACAGAACAGAGTGAAAACCTCTGCGTAGTCTTTGTTCATCCTCCTTGTTTTTCTATATTTGTAATGACCATACTCATATCTGTGTGCACGTTTGCCAATGTAAACATCAACTATCTCGCCATCACGTATTGAGTAGTGCTGCATCTTTGCTGACTCCCATCCTCCATTTAGCAACAGTGTTATCTGTGTAACAGTGTAAACCTTAGATGGAGTTGGGCTTAGTAAAGCGTACAGTGTCAGGTCGCATGTGTCTTTTGCATTGATGGCATGTGCCACCCATTCCTTGTATATAGCAACAGCTGTCTCACCACTGCGTACATACAAGGACTCTGGCCCGTACTCTAGTTCGTAGAGCACGGGCCGATTAACTCTGGATGTTGGCAATGGCATTAGAACTTAGGTTTCAGCTTGCCAGCATGACGACTTGAACAGAATCCGCATTTCCATGGTGGCGTCCAAGAGCCATCAAAAAATCGATCAACGATATCTGATACGCGAACTCGCTCTAGTGTTTCCCAATCATGCTGTACATGATTACTGTTAGTGCGCCATGCGATCTCCGATTCTGTTTTGTCGGTGTAGTACAGAGTATCAATTGTTACGATTGACTCAGCATCTTCTGTTGACCCATTCCAATTAACTGGCATCTTGAATGAAATGATCTTTAGCTTGAGCTTTGGCCAGTTCAATGTGACTATGCCGTTTGTTGCAATCGTTGTTTCAATTTGTTTCCATCCGTTGCGATACTCGCTAGTGACAGACATAGCATTAACTAAATTTGATAATTCTTCTAACATGAATCTCCTTAGTAAAAAGTTTGTGGAGCCTAAACTGCAATTCAGGCTCCACAAATATTGATTAATTACGTAATTAATTATACCGTAGGTAATCAGTCACACATGCATTCTTCTTCCCATCCACCACATGCTTCGCATGGCGTATACCCCATAGCTTCTTTGTCATCATCAGTAAGATCTGAATTTTCACGGTATACATCGTCAAAATAACCGTCTTGCCTAGACATAGTGCCAGCAAAACACATGCCCGGTTCTGAGTAGTGCATGACAAAGTTAAGTTTTGGATACTTGGCACTCATGGTGATGAACCATGCACCGGGTGGCCCCCATGCAGTGTCAAAGTTATAACGGGCTTCATTGTCTTCACCTATTAGCTCGCTACAATAGCAAGCATTCCACTTGGTGCCCCAGTTATTCATCGACCATGTGTACCAGTTGTTACCGTCTTCCTCGTCCGGCATAGGCACTGAGCCATTAAAGTCTACGCAATCGATGCCATATTCGTTTTTCTTTGTGTTTTCTGCCACCCACTTCTTTACGTCATCTACGTTGTCACCCGATACTGTTAATGTGTTATCGCACCAATTAGGCATTTTATTACTCCTTATCCGTAAACTAATTCACCAAAGCACAACTCTTGCACGATGCAGTCAATGATGTCGTAGTCAATATTCTGTGGTTCTACAAACGTACGATCACCGATTGACCAGCACTTACGCAGGTGTTCCAATAGATTTAGATCTGATATGAGATGTGGTTCACACTCATCATCAATTATCTCTAGCACCCATCTTGTATCTGTGTGCTCAACTACTCGTACATTCTTGACCCAGTCGTTGTACTGAATCATGTCCATCATCATCTCAAACCACCACTCGGTGTTGATGGATTGAATATTAAACGTCATGTGTTCAGGTGTGTAATCAGTTGTCATCTCTTTTAATCTCCTCTATTGCTTGTGTGATTCGATCCCAGTTTGTGCCAACATGGGCATCAAATGTGTCATGTAGTATTTCTACTACACCTGCCCATTTGTCCCAGTTATCTGCTGCAGCCTGTGCGAGTTCATCTCCGTGTCTGTATCTGTCATTATTGAGTTGCAATGCAAAGTCATATGGACCCCACGCTTCAACGTAAAACTGCGGGTATTTCTCCCGCAGCCATCGTAACTCGTTCATAAAGTTGTCTTCGTCTTCGTCAATCTCATCTACTGTCAATGTGTTACCCATCCTTCTGGTTCTGTGAGTTTGCATGCATAAGCAAGATCATTCCCACAAAATATGTCATTCCACTCACTAAAGTCACTATCATGTACAAAATCCCATAGTGTCTCATTGAATTCTTCTACTGTCTCAGCATCGTATGCATCTTGTATAGCTTTACAGAATGTATCGATTTCTTCAGAATCAACACGGCATTTGCCTCTCTCGCATTCTTCTTGAATAAATCTCTTGACACCTTCGTCTGTGTACCTGACTCTGATGTCAGCAAAGATACGTTGAGCAACATAATAGGCAAAGTACACACCGTTAGCTGGAGAGTGGCACTCGCCATCTTTTGTGTAGTGGCCTTGTGCATCCCAGTGATCAGATGACCATTCGTCTTCTTCGCATATTGAATAAAACATGTTTATTTACCTTGTGTTTAATTAAACCCACAGCGCAGCTGAGCCGTGGGCACGGATGACAATATCGCTATCGCCATCACAGCGTAGAGATGAAGGGCAAGTGTCGCACGTTGTATACATGGGTAGCATGTTGCGCATTGCTCGCATCTCGTTAATGAACGGATCGCTAGGGCACTGCTTACAACCACGGGCATAAGCAGTGTGTCGTTTGTCAATGTATCCGTCATGCGGACGGACTAGGAATGTACCCCATCCAGCTTCCTTGGCTTCCCATCGATCGACATAAGAGTCACACGATGCTTGAAGCACACCACGGAATGGCTTGGCTATTGGCATACGCCATTGATGTGTATAGCCAGTATGACCAAGCTCATAGCGTAGCATGTCACCCCAGATAGGGAATGGCACTGCAACTGGGTCACCGTATGTACCCATGCGCAGTTTCTTGCCAGCAACTACTTGAATAGTAGCAGCAACAGTGCTAGACACAATAGGTATGTTGCCCTTTTGGAATGATTCCCAAACAGCTGACGTGCCTTTGCCTATATTGACATAGCAAGTACGGACATCTTTAACCTTGGCGGTACGAGTATGTCGCTTACGTCGCTTGCGGTGTGTGCAGTTGCCACAGATACAACCATCAAGCAGCTGATCAATAGCTACTTGTGGATGCACATCACGCATAATGATGTACGTCTGTATCATGTCGCCAGTCTTGACATTCCAATCCTCATTGTTGGTCTCGCAGTTAGACATGACACATATAATGCGAGACCGACGATCTAGTTGACTGACACCGTCGTAGATGCAGTATGAGTTGTACTTTGGCTTCATGTGTTTGCCATTGCGTACGTTAGTGAAAAGGGCTGGATTTGCATCCAGCCCGAACTTAGCGAGGTATTCTTGTGCGGTCATAAGTCTCTGTCTCTTTCTTTGTTTTCTGCTACATGGTCTAGGTACATAGTCAGTGCGTTTTCTTCTGTCCAGTTGGCGTCATATCCATCGTCAGGTGATTCGTTATCTTTTGGTAGTGTGTTCATTACCTCCCTCCAATTCACATCACGCAACTCATTGTTGAGAACATCAGTAATATAAATGTTTGCGACGCCATCAATCAGCTCGCCATACATTTCCTCAAAGTAATTTTGAAGATGTGTTTCATCAAGGTCCTTGCGTGTGCTTGCTGGCTCATCGTAATACCAGTTCTCTACTTGCTCTTGATGATGCAAATAAAATAACCATGTTGCGTAATTAGTCCATCCGTTGTATGTACTCATTTGTTTTGTCTTTCTGTCTCGTCGTTGATTACTTTTAATTCTGTATATATGTTGTGTAGATATGTTGTATTTAGCTGCAAGTGCTAATACACTTGCGCCATTGTTTGCTTGATGTCGTATTGACGCTGTTTGTTCAGGTGTCAGTTTTTTTAGTGGCATTACCAGCCTCGTTCTGCTTGATTAGCACATTCGTCGCATTGATATCCTTTCCATACATCCATTGGCGTAAGCCTATTAGGTTCCTCACAAGTTGGGCATGGCAGATTGCGTGGGTTACTTGCTGTTGCTCTGCGCAATGCTGAAACACCATGCGGGTCTTCAAACATCT